GTTTTCCTTGAAAACGTTGAAGGAATCATCTCAGCCAAGACAGCAGACGGAGAATCAGTTCTCCAGTATGTCCTCCGAGAGTTGGAAGGCTTGGGTTACCGAGCAACGGCAGGAGTATTCTCAGCGAGTGAAGTCGGAGCGCCTCACCAGAGAAAGCGAGTCTTCATCCTTGGCTTGGCCAACGGCGAGCGTAGCGGGATGCGTGGAGGGGGGAGTAGCCAAGAATGTGGAGATGACCTCAAGCGGATTCAAGGCAACGAGGGAGAACGGAACGAGTTACGGGGCGAAGTTGAGGGATTCAGTAATTCATCACGAGAAGAACTGGCCAACAATGACAGTCAAGTCAGGGGGCGGTCTTCCTCCAAACAGCCAGTCGAAATCGAGGTCAAGGAAACAACACGCGGGTCATCCATTGGAGACGGCAGTAATGAGAGAACCTCAGAACTGGCCAACAGCATCAGCGAGGGACTGGAAGGACACGGCTGGTATGAGCAAGGAGAGGGACGGCAAAGCACTAGGCAGAATAGACCAACTGCCACGAGCGGTTTACCATCACGATGGCCATCAAGACCAAGCGAACCACAGCACGACGGGGAAGAGCCAAGAGTCACAGGGCAAGCTGAACCCGGACTGGGTCGAGCAACTAATGGGTCTTCCAGTAGGGTGGACCGACTTAGGCTCTTGGGAAATGGAGTAGTCCCTGCTACGGCAGCTAAGGCATTCTTAACCTTGATACAACGGCTCAATGACTGAGTACGAGATACGCACCAAGCGTGACGATATGCCAGAGGGCTACGTCGGTAAGGTGTACAAGTGGGCGCACGACGAGAAGGCCGCTGCCCTGCTTTTATTGAAGAAGAGACCCGATCCCAGTGGTCGCTGCGTGTTCAAGCGTGGCGGCACTGGTCAAATTATATCAATAACTGAAGTAAAGAATTAACAGAAGAATAGAAATGAATTACGCTTACGACACAACAGCAGAATCCAATAGTAACTTTATGCGATGGGCATCTCGGCGCATAGCAGAAGAGGTTGAGAGCAATGAACGCATTGAGGAGGAGGCAGGCACACGGGACTTCATCCCCGGCAGTAACTGCAACCGACCTACTCATCGACTCAGCCAGGAGGAGAAGACCGAGATCATAAATAAGATTGACACGATGCGTGGCACTGGGGTATCACTGACGACATCGGTGCAGCAGTGCGGTATCCATAAATCAACTTACTTCCTATGGAAGAGGACATTTAAGCTTCCTGCTTATCAACCACATAAACTCACATAAACTCACACAGGAAGACTTACTTACCAACCAGTCCCGTTATTACAGCACATTAAAAACTAACAAATCCATTAAGAACTATGAACCACAACACATCAGCACAGTGCCACACCGAGAACGGCGAAGTCTTTATGACTGACCAGAGCGGCAACGGCCATCACTTAAAACAAAACACTATGAAAAAACTAAGCGAAACATATAAACAACTAGGGATTGGATTTACATTCCCTATTGAGATTAAAAATGCAGATGGCTGCATAACCTACTACGAGGACAGAGATGGCTATTGGAGCAAGTGTGAATACAATGCCAACGGCAACAAGACCTACTTCGAGGACAGCGATGGAGATTGGAGCAAGTGGGAATACGATGCCAACGGCAAATGGACTTACTACAAGAACAGCGGTGGCTACTGGGAGAGGTGGGAGCGGGATGCCAAGGGCAACGAAACCTACTACGAGGCCAGCGATGACTACTGGAGAAGATCCGAGCGTGATACCAACGGCAAAGAGACTTACTTCGAGAGCAGTTATGGCTACAAGTGGGGCACACCCAAAGCCTCCATCATCTTAGACGAGGAGGAGTCAATTCGATTCGCTGAGATGTTGAAAGCAGCACCACGGAAACCAACCCCAGCAATGCAACGAGCCATACAAGCCTACCGAGATTTTATCGTCGAGCATAACCAATGACACATATGAAAGCATCTTGACCTGCTATGCCTCTGCACTCTATGACAAAATTCGGACATATGTGCCGTGAGTGTCGAAAGACTCCTATATCATAGAGTATATGCATAATTTAGCGAAAAAGTATAAGAATCTGATCAAATCTTATATTGGTGTTTAGATCGAGTTTGTAATTCCTCTGCGACGGCGGGGGTTGATAATGAGGATAAGGACTGCGTAGCGGTCGACTCCCTCACACCATTTTACACCGAGCGGGAATATTCCCCTAAAGAACCCTATCGGGATTCCTTCATCAATAACCAATAACCAATAACACATATGAAAAATACATTAAAACCACTGCCATCACTCGTGAGTGAGACACCAAGAACAGATGAGGTTCAACACAACGTAGCAGAACTAGCAATGCACTCTAGGAAGCTAGAGCGAGAGCTTGCTGACCTTATGAAAGACAGGGAACGGCTGGACTGGCTGATTGATAACAACTGTGAAATCTATGAACCAGACACAGCCCTACTGTATTGTGACTGTGACAGAGAGTCCATCGACGAAATGATGGCACAAGCGACACGTTGAAGCCATACGCTTACATTTACTAAATACATAAACACTTTTGGGACAAGTATTAATACAGATATGACCGATAACATAAATGAACCATCACTTACTGATATCATCCTTGATTTGAAGGAGGACTTCATCTACCTACGCAATGAGAACCTACGACTACAGGAGGAGAACAATCAACTCAAGCAAGCAATCGCTGCCCTTAACGGCGGGACTACTAACTCACTATGACATACCTATCACAGAATCAAATCAAGGAGTTCCGGGATGGCAACAAGCCAATCTCCTGCCCTATACTGGACATCAAAACACAGGACTGGGTACTGGATCACGACCACCAGAACGGAATGGTCCGAGGTGTAATATCACGCCAGGCCAACAGCCTACTGGGTAAGGTTGAGAACTTTTACCTCAAGATGTGCAAGGGCGAGAAGGAGAACTTACCAAATACTTTGGAGGCAATGGCTGCCTACTTGGAGCAAGAGACACTGGATGTCCTTCATCCTGTAGGACTTACACAACTTACAAGAAAGTTTGGAAATAGCTTGACAGCCGCCGAACAAGTAACAGAGTTAAAAGACCTAGGAGCAAGTGATGATGATCTTGCTGCTTGTAAAAATCAAAAGCAGCGCAAAGAGCTGTTCCGTAAACTAACCAAGAATAAATATGAGTAAGACAGACACTAAGAAAGATAAGATGAACATTCACCAAAAACTACAAGGTATCCAGACGGAGCTTAAAGCACCGAAAGGACAGACCAACAAATTCGGAGGGTATCGCTACCGCTCCTGTGAGGACATCCTTACTGCACTGAAGCCCTTGCTGGCCCAGTATACTTGCACACTAGCCATCAGCGATGATATCGTCGAGGTAGGCGGTCGAGTATATGTAAAGTCTACAGCCACCCTAGCATCCACATCGTGTGAAGATGATTATACTATCAACGTAAGTGGATTCGCTCGTGAGGCTGAGACTAAGAAAGGAATGGACGATGCCCAGATCACTGGCTCCGCTTCATCCTATGCCAGAAAATATGCACTGAATGGACTCTTTGCTATTGACGACACCAAGGATCCGGACGCTACTAATGACCACGGAAAATCCGCACCTAAAAAACAAGTAACCCAATTCTAATATGAACCTACAACACGAACTACTCGACCTTATCTCAACCATCCAAGTACTGGACAAGCACTACGATGAAGCCTTTGCTGGCATCGAAGATGACCTGGCAGAACTTCGCCGAAATAACCTGTACCTTGAGGAGCGAAACAAGGTGCTCTCCAAGAAGGTTGATGCGCTGATTGAATACCTTGAGGTAGAGATCAAATTTCCTGACACATCATTTAAGGCTGTGAAGCTGGACAATGGAGTCAGTAATAATAACTAAACTAAAACCAATAACGAAAGTAAATATTATGTCACAATACGATAACACTAACTCCGGTACATTCTTCGTCAATGACCGTAAAGAAAAACCAAATCATCCTGACTACAGCGGGAAGATTAACGTCGAGGGCAAGGATTACTACCTCAAGGGCTGGAAGAAGACAGCCAAGAGTGGTACTAACTTCCTGTCCTTGGCGGTGAACCCAGTTGAGGGTGGTGCAGGATCTGCCCCCAAAGCTGCAAGTGCGCCAACCAATGACGAAGCCCCCTTCTAAGTAATGCAATTCGATAAGATCTGGTGGGAGACATTCCGCCGCGATGAAGTAAGTGCCATTCTAACAATGACTGCCAATAAGAACACGGATTACACAGGAGGCGAGAGCTGCGATAACCCCTTCGCAAATTTCGATGGCTCCTCCGAGTTCGGCGTTCATCCATTGACTGGTGTTTGCATCCGAATGCAGGACAAATTCCAGAGAGCGAAGGCTTTCTGTAACGATGGTCAGCTAAAGGTAGTTACCAATGGCGACCAATCCAAAGACATATTCCGCGACCTAATTGGCTACTCGTTGATAGCCATAGGGATGCTCGAAAGAGCTGAGTCCGAGTAAGTCCTTGTGCTAAGATGCTTGCCCCTTACAATTCCGTAGGGGGCAAGTAATTCTTATGACTGATAATATAACCGAAACACACCGTAACGAAATGACTAAAATAAAAGAAGCAGCCGAAGTATCCCTCTCGATCTATAACACAATTGATGGTTATAGAATCCCGGAAGGAAACCGTGTAGCCCATAAGTCCCTTGGACAGGTCCTTCGTTCTCTGGTAGAATTACTTGAAAATGAACAATCTGGATCTACAAATACACAATCAGCCACATAGTGCTGAAGCCGAGGAAAAACTAATTGCATCCTGCTTACTTCCAGGTGACACATCCATATACGATATGGTTCGTCCCCTACTTGAGCCAGATGATTTTTACTTATTACGCTTTAGATTACTTTACCAAACCATTGGTGACCTTGCACAGCTAAGTCAGCCAATTGATGAGGTATCAATCTCAGAGCACCTGAAGACCCTACAAGGGCTTGATGAGGTCGGGGGCATAGCAGGTATACTGTCAGTCACTGACAGCGTCTCCAGCACCACCTCAGCTAAGTTCTACGCCAAGACAGTGGCAGAGAAGGCAAGGCTTCGTGAGATTATGAAGTCCTGCCGACTCGCTGTTGAGGAGGTTGAGAATGAATCCAAGTCCTACGACGAGATTCGCAGCACCCTTGAGGCTCAGATAACCGAGCGTCCGCTTCTTACTCAAGGTAAGGCTGACATAGGTTTCTCTGCTGACGAGCTACTGGCTGACATCGCCAAGATGCAGGCCGGTGAGTACGAGGCTGACGTTGTTAAGACTCACACCAATAATCTGGACCGTGAGTTCGGCAACCGAGGCATCGCTGCTGGTGAGGTACTGACAGTGGCTGCACCTACCTCCTGTGGTAAGTCAGCACTCGCTATGTACATCGTCTCTCAGTCCGTTGTAAAGGATGGTCACGCCTGCGGGGTGTTCTCCTTGGAGATGCCACAGAAGCAACTCACAAAGCGACTGACGCAGGTTATCTCAGGTGTTAACCTACGTAGCGTTGAGGATCAGACAGCTAACCCACAGCAGGAGAAGCGGGTCTACGATACCATCAACCAACTGAAGTCCTTACCTATCTATACTTCGCACGCTGTTAAGAATGCTGATGATCTGTACAGTCAGACACGTCAGTTCGTACAGAAGCACGGAGTAAAACTACTGGTGATTGATTACCTACAACTGATACCATTCTCTTCTAGGATGGGTAAGGCTGAGGGCATCGCTAGTATCTCTCACAAGATTAAGCAGATGGCTATTGATCTCAACATAGCCGTTATCCTACTGGCACAAGTCAACCGAGAGGGAGCCAAGGCTGGCCGACTCAAGTTGTATGACCTAAAGGATTCCGGGGACATTGAGAATGATGCTGATATTGTTCTGCTTATGTATCCGTCAAGCGGTGATGTTGAGTCCTCAAAGGACGTAGACAGCCGAGGGGCGTTCACTCGATTAACCTACGAGATTGCTAAGAACCGTGAAGGTGAACGTGATATCGGTGGGTTATTTAAATTCTATCACTGCACAGGGAGGTTCGGACAATGACGGAGGAAGAAGTAGCACAGTACATAATGGCAGCATTCCCACGGATGCACAAGCTGACCAAAGCTGAGGACGAGTTCAGTCCTTTTGATTACGAGAGCATTGATTATCTAGTTGAGATTAAGGTACGCCGCAAGGCATATGACCCCTGGATCATCGAGCAGTTAAAGGTTGATACCAATATCGGTATAGCTGAATCAATAAAGAAGGACTTCGTTTATGTGAACGGATTCCAGCACCTGCTGTACGCTTGGAATATATCTAAGCTAATTCGGGATGACTATGACTTCGGGTTCGAGGATCGTGAGATGCCTTGGACTACGGACTTCGATGCAGGACAAATAATAACTAAGCGCACTGGGTACTTGTACAACAGCAGCGCACTAATCATCAACACGGAGGAACTATGATCACTACAGAAGAATCAAAGGATATAACAGTAAACGGAATTAAGGTAACCTGCTACTCAGATGGCAGTGTAAAGAGTCACGGTAAGTATCGCAAGCCTCGGTCATTTGGATCACCCCAGAAAGATCGGTACAACAAAAAGAACATAAACAACCACCCGTACAGGATTCACGACCTGATTGCAAGAGCTTTTCTGGGGAATAAACCAAAGGGATATGACGTTGATCACATTAACGGAAACAAGGCTGACAATAGACCATCTAACCTGCGGTACGTGACACGATCTGAAAACCTAAGAGGATACCAGAAGGTTCGAGGTAAGTCCAAGTACAGAGGTGTAACAGCCCCGAACAATAATCCTAAGTTCATTGTGAACGTAGGTCTAGGTAAAGAGCATCAATACAAGCTCAAGTACTTGGGTTCATTTACTGACGAGAAGGAGGCGGCCATTGCTCGTGATACCTTCTGCTTTGAGGAACTAGGTTTTCCACTGGAAGGTTTAAATTTTCCTGAGTTATTTGTTGACAAGAAGGAGGATTCCGTACAGATTTCCAGTATGCAAAATACTGAAGAAAACATTGAGCGAGTTCAGACCCAGATTGATATGATTCGGCAGGAGTCCAGGCTTCTGTCATACCGTATTGATCGTATGACTGAACAGCGAAAGAGTCTTCAGGAAGAGAAGCGCAAGCTTAAAGATTTCCTTACGCAGGCTAGAAAGCCATAGTGTATAATGCTAATCGAGGTAAGCTGTAGGAGTAATTCGCAGCGGGGCTTTTATGTTCGTCCTTTTTGATCCCTCGTTTCGTTACGGTAGCCCCGTCCTCTGTGTGTTGAGGGCGGGGCTTTTTGTTACCTTGGGTACTGCTGCATCTGAATGCGGCGAATAACGGCCTGAATGTCTGAACGCTTCAGCTTGCCTCGCTCGTAGTCATCCCGCAGCATCTTCATTGCCATTTCCTCTGGCATCTTACCAGCGAGTTCTACGTACCTTGCTCTCTTCTCGATTCGATTGGATGGTACGCTAGTTGAGATTGGCATATCTGGCACAGTACCTGTCATTAGATTCTCTACCTCGGACTTATTGAAACTCTTACTAAGCTGCTTCTTGATCTCGTCTTCCGAGGCTTCAAGTGTACGCAGGTTATTTACGTGACGTACTCCCTGCTCCATCTGCGAGCGGTAAACATTGTTGAGTTCTTCGTAAGCACCTGACATATCGTCCTGATTGTAACTAGCTGATGAGTACTTTGAATTAATCCCCTTGAGGCTCTTCTTCATATCGCGGAACTTGTAACCAGCACTCTCCAGCATATCTAGGTTTCGCACACGATAACCCAGTGTATATCGCAGGATGTTGTCCGTTGACTCACGCTCATCTAACTTCTTCAAATCAGTGACTGTACCCGGCGTAAAGTTTTCCCCCATATACCAGCTAACTAGGTCTAGGTTCTTGGATAGTCCATCAACCTTATCGGAGATACGGCGACCATTGGCATCCATATTGTTCACAGCGGATACGATGTTCTTCATATTGATGGTAAGATCGCCACCAAACTTACTCCACATAGAATCAATGGAATTGCTCATACCTTCCATAAAGTTTCCCCCACTGAATCCCGCCTCAGCAATTGATGATAACTCAGCGGTAGGAACTTGGTAACCAAGGTTAGCTATACGGATCTTATTTCCATCCTTACGAATATGTAGGGACTGATTCTTTTCCCAAGGGGCAAAGATGGTTTCACGCATCGCCTGTTCCTTCTCTGAATCAACACCCTCCTCCTTGTTAAGTACCATTGGCACAACGGAGCCAGCAGATAGGACTGCACTCAAAGCTGCCATACGCTTAAATCCCTCCGTCTTGATTCTACGAGCTGTGTCCTGATTCATTGTGACACCGTACTTCTCCTGCAACATCTTGGCGAATGTCCCATCACTCATTTGCTTTGCAAGTCGAGCCTGATTGAATGTAGTCCTTGTAAGCTCAAAGTTGAATGCACCGAACTCATTAAGTATGCCGTACCGTGAGAGTGATCGTACACCCTTATTGATTCGATCATAATTCATATAGGTGTTATTCGTGAGATCCCCAGCCAGTTGCTCGAACTCCCTTGTACCCATACGCTTTATATCAGCATCAGGGATAATATCACCCAAGAACTTTTTGTAGTTCTCGAACACGGATATACGTTGTGCGGTATCAAAGGCATTGTAAGCTTTTCCTACGCCGTTGACTGCACGTTGGAAGAACTTAGGAGCAATGCCATTCTTGAATCCATCACGGATATCAGAAGCGGTGATACCCTTATCAACAATGCCTAACTCCTTTAGTCGGTTGAGTTCAAGCAATGAGATTTTACCACTCTTTAACTTTTGGGGCAATGCCTCATTGATTGCTACACGCATACCTTTAGCATAACCTCTAGCTGGGTTCATCCCTTGACCAGCTACAAGGACAGCATTACCAACGAACTGAACTGGATAGGATGCTAGATTCAACGGTACACGGACAAACTTAGCAGCAGCGGTAGTAGTCTTGAGTAATCCGCCAACAACACGAGCAAGCCACGGTCCAGTATCCTTCACTACTCCACTTCCGTATAACTCATTAAGTGCCTCATTCGCTTCCGTTGGTACGTAGATAGTATCACCCTTCTGTAGTTTACTTGAGGTAACGTAACCAGTTGGATTCTCATCACTGACAGGAACCTTGATCTTACGGGTTACTCGCTTATCACCTGATCGCATTGCACGTCCACGGATAACCAGTGGCTCAAAGCCATCGGGGACTTGACCTGGGGCGAAGGTTGCACCCGTTCCACCCTTCAGCATATCATCAGCTATACGGCGATTACCAGCCTCATAGGATGCTAACCGACCAAGACGTGACACCGTTCCAAATAGTCTCTCGCTAGCACCTTCGTACTCGCCGAGGTATTCCCTCATTGCTTCAGTTAGATCTTCATTCTTGCGCTTGAATACACGTTTATTACCAGCGATGGTATTCATTAACTGCAATGAGTCCGAACGGCTGTCCTGTAAGTTCTGTATAAACTGATTAATACTCTCGTCACTCTCACCCTTCTGCTTGAGTTCCATTCTGAGTTTATTCTCAGCATTAGCCGATGGACGATAGCTACTATCCTCGTAGAATCTGTACTCACGGGTAAAGTAATTCTTGGAGTCTATGCTATCCTTGATCTTTGCCGCAATGCGTGGATCAATGTCCAGCTCCCCGGACTTGTACATCTCGTAGATTGTATTCTGGTACTGGTCAATCTTGATTCGGGCATCGTCAAGTGTGTCCTTGATACCTGCCAATGATGCTGGAAGTACGTTACTCTTGTTTGCTACGTAGTCATTAAGCGCATCAATATCCTCCTTCGGGGCTTTCTTCTCAGCACTCTCAACAATTCTACGAACTGTTGATGCTAGGTCGGTCGCTGCCTCGGATTCATTCTTTGCTCGGACTGCGTCCATTGTTGCGTCCTTACCAACAACCTTGGATGGAATAATGTTCTTGTAAAGGGTTCGCATAAAGCGAGCACCGCGACCATTCGGGTTCTCGCCAGCCAGTGTCTCCACCACTTGAGCTGCATCAGGGTCACCCTTCTCGTATGCTTCATTTAGGTATTCACCAGCCTTGCCACCGAACTTGGGATAAGCCTTCTTCATTAACTCACCAGCAGCACCTAGACCTAGACCTAGACCGCCACCTACAAGTAAAGCACTACTGAGTTCCTCATTCGTAAGGTACTCGCCTTCCTCAACACCCTTCTCGATCTGAGCACCAGTTGCTGATATTAGAGCACCACCTGCTGCACGTTTAGTTCCTTCCTTCGCTAGACGGGGCAGGAGACGCGCTCCCTTGGAAGCCTTACCTAGACCACCAGGGATTAGATTGAGGGCTGTGTCAGCCGTTACACGACCCCAGCTTGCTTCATCTCGACCCTCGATCTCTTGAGCTAATAGAGAGCCACCTACACCGCCAGCTAATGCGCCACCAACGTAGCCGAGGGTAGCACCAATTGCCGCGCCAGGTACAGCACCTACTCCACCGAAAAAAGCACCCGCAGCTGCGCCAGCCTTTGCGCCAAGAGCAGCTCCAGCTAACTTAGCACCCTCGCCTACAACAACCTCAGCACCAAGTCCAGCTACTGTCTTGCCTATGCCGGGTTCTTCTTCATCCTCAAGGAACCGAACCCTAGGCTTCTTTGGTTCATCCTCAAGGAATCGGACTGTTGATTTCTTTGGTTCTTCATCTAGGAATCGTATAGCCATTATTCAATGATTGCTTTTTTGCCGCCGATAGTTACTTGAGTACCTGGAGGGAGGTTTGCTGCCTCTGCCTCCTCTACCGTATTAAATACATTTCCTCCATTATCAAATCCCTCAACACCTAATAATTCTTCTGGGTCATATCCCATCCTACTAAGTATAGCATCACGGCGTTTGTCTGGAGTAATTATACCAGCAGTTATAAGACCATCGACCTCACTTTCAGCAGCTGTATATTTATCTGGCTCCTCCTGTTGTAGGCGGTCAAGTTCAAGCCCCAGCTTTTGAATGCGCATTGCATCGTACTGCTGTTGCTGTGCATCAACTGGCTGTAGGCTTTGTTCTAAGCCAGCTACTCCGCCCATCTCTTGACCTTGGGTGCTTCCGCTCCACCGTGCTAGACGGTTTATTTGTTTAGCTGTTCTGCGACCCTCTGGGGTCAACATAGCCTCACGGACATCTGTCGGTACATTCTGAGATGATTGAGTACGTGCCGCGGCATTACGTGTATCACGCTCAGTGATTGACTCACCTGGTTGTTGCATACGGGCAGCTAGTCGTCCTTCACGGGCAGCTGATTCCCTTTCGTAGTTCCCGTACGCATCAGCACGTGTTTCAAATCCAGCAGGTATCATACGACCTTGCGGGTCAGTACGCAAGCCTGAGACACCCTCAGTGCCACTAGGTGCGTTCAAATACTCATTAAGGGTACGACCACCTAAGCGAGCACGAGTCTCCTCTATGCTCATTGGTGCTGCCCCAATACCTTGGAATGTTTGATCAGCTAATGCTTGTGGCACTGTTACGCTACCACCATCAATATCGAGGGTAGTAGTAGGGATGCCGGTTCCTTGGACTCCAGGAGCACCCATCAATCCAGAATCATCTGGAAGTGTAGCAGCTAATTCGGCGGCTCTTTGTGTGGCTGAGGATGGTCCAGTAGGTGCAGTGAATGTCAGCGGCTCATCGCTAAGTCGGGACATCTGTGGAACATCTTTCCTATCTAGCATTTCTTGATAAGCGGCATTCGCCATTTCGGTAAATGGATCAGTGTATCCCAGTGCCTCAGCCCTTTCTACATCTCCAGCCTCCATTAGTCGGTCATACGCTCCACTTACGGTTGAATCATCTAATGGTTCAGGGAAAAGGAATGATGTACCAGTGCTTAAAAGTTTTGAAATGGTTGACGCTCCTGGAATCCTAGACCTCCCAGCTGAACCAGAACCAGCAGTATCAACCTTTTCAGCGATCTTCATAGGTGGTCCGCTAGTACCGCGTACCGCAGGTGCTCCACTAGTGGATCGTACCGCAGGCGGTTGACCCTGTGCCGTAAGCTGTGTGCCTGATACAGGACGACCTTGAGCAGTACCTGTGTACTGAGCAGGGGTACTGCCAACAAGGACGCCTTGAGTAGTAGTAGGTCCACCTACCAAAAGAGGGCGATTCTGAGCGGCTAGACGGGCTGCATCCTGTGCGGCCACCCTCTGAGCAAATGGTGAAAGCACTTGTGACGTTGCAGCTTGACCACCGGTCCCAGCGGCTACGATGCCCCCACCTAGTCCTAGTCCTGCTAGGACAGTAGGATCAACGCCACCATCGGTTGGCTGTGTACCAAATAGGGAGTTGCCAGTACCGCCGAACTGCAATGAATTCTGAGGTTGAACTCCTCGAACGCTATTAGCAAAAGCTCTTCCGTCCGCAATTGCGCGGTCACCAAACAGTGATGGTCCATTCTGCCCCCGAAGCAATGACTCTTCAAAGCTGGCGATAAGACTTTCCGTCCCGCTTTGGGAGTTGCCAGTATTGCCGAACTGCATACCTTGTTCTGGGTACAGTAGTTCCTCTTCGGGTTTAGGTGCTCCAAAAGGAGAGAAGGGTGAGTTAAATTCTTGTGCCATAGTGTTATTATATCATAAAGGGTTTAGGTTCCGGGGAACTTCTTGTTTAAATATTCTTTGCGTTTCTGACAGGCTCCACATCCCTGAATGTTTGTACCAGCTACCCTGTCTATGACCCTAGCTATGGGTTGTGCTATGCGTTCCACGCGATCACCTAGGCCAATGGGATTTGGTTGTGGCGAGTCCGTTTTTTTCCAGTCAGGTGAGTCCTGTGGTCTGGTAATTGGCTTTGGTGGATTTATATCCTTAAACATTATGCTTTCTTCTCGATGTTTACGCCTGTGATTTGGTATTCGTAACCCTGGACGTGGTCAAGTTCTATTGGGTCCCCGCCATTGTCAATTGTTTTGGTTGTATCCGTTGCAGTAAATGTTGTCGGACTAATAGTCACATCTTCCCACTCTCCGTAGCTACCTATAACCGCTGTACGCTTCCTGATTGAAGGAGCCACCTCGTACTCCGTGCCAATAGCTAAATTCGAACACTCAATGGTGTATCCACTCGTTCGTACAACCCAAGAGAACCCATTGCTCCTAGTCTCGGACAATGAACTACAGGATGTTCCCTCCTCTGGCGTTTCACGTGCAATGGCGTTTTCTTCAGTGTCGGCCTCTGATAATGTCAAAGAATAACGCTCGTCACTCTTCGCTTCCAATTGTCCATCGCACTCGCCGCCGACTATGTAACTCTCACTCTCCTGCTCTCTTATTACTCTAGTGGTAGAAACAACTGAAGAGTCATTTGGCAGATTAGGAATACAGGCTGTTGATGTATATGGCTCTGCATTGCAAAACGTAGTAGTCGATGAAGATTTTCCATATCCTGCATTGGAAAAACACCCATTAGATGAAGGGTCTGTCGTTATAGTGTAACTGTTGCAGTCCACCAATGGATCATATGTCTGTACGGTTGTCCCTGGGTCTGAAAGAGTTGTAGTTCTTATTTTGTGATACCCTTCATCATCGCCAGACGGGCAGCAGGCCCATTGACCTATGCTATATAGTTCCCACTTTAAAGTATTTACTAGATATTTCATAGGTGGCTCGCTTGCCACAACCCCATCTCCAGTATATTCGCTAAACCCGCAAAGTCTCGGATTGATCTGCTCACTTTCACAGCTAAACGTAGCTGACGGACACACGCAAGGATG